ATGCCTTCTTGGGGTTCGTAAACGTCACCTGGTGTGCCGATGCGGGGGCTGACGATGATGTACATGGGTTCTCCTAGCTGGTTTGGGCTTGCATTGCGATGGTGAGATCGTAGGCAGGCAAGATCGAGCCGCCGATGTCAATGACGGTTGGACGGCCTCCGGTGACAGCCACGTTTTTGGTTAGCAGCATGGCACAAATGTTGAGTAAGGATCGTTGAGCATCCAGGTTGGCTGGGCCAAGCGTCAACACCTTGACGGGAAACGTCAGTTTGACGATGTTGTAATTCCAGCTCTCCCACGATGGTGCGTCAATAAAGCAACACGGCGGAACAATGTTTCGTGGATCGTTGACGACTTGTAGCCCTGTGATCGTTTGCAACGTGGCGGTGAGATCGTCAATGGCCTCGTTGAACAGGTCGGTGTAGGCGGGTACAGGCATTACGCCACCTGTGGGCGGTCAATCCCCAACAGCTGCTTTACCATGCCCGATAAGCCAACGACGGGGGCAGTTGCCATGCCGTCAAACGATGCAAATTGATCCATTGAGCCGCGCTGACGGTACAGGGCACCGCCGTACATGATCGTGCCCAGGGTGACGTCGCTTGATGGGCTGTTGCTGACGCTGTCAACGTATCCGGCTTCTTGTCGGCGTCGATAACAGAATTGGTTGGCCGCCGCGGCGCATTGCGTTAAAAACGCGGCGTCACCAGCTGTTGCGGTGCCGATACCGAGCCAATCCTCAATGTTCGCTGCGGTAATCCAAGTACAAACGGGCGTGTATGCAAGCGACCCGGATGATGCCACGCGCTCGACGTCACTAGCGGTTTTGGCGTACAGCACCTGATTTTGAATTGGCACCTGATAGTCAAATAGCAAGTCGCCTTCGGTGTCGGTGCCGATGTACAGGTATTGGGGAAGGGCGTAAACGGTGTATGAGCCGTTGAATGTCGCATCGACGCTTGTGACGGTGATTGCGCCGCCTACAACTACATCTGAGGGGGTGAGTAGTTGTAGGACGGCGTAATTGTCGACCAGGTACTTGTGGGTGACTGTGTAGGTAGCCATGAGCGGTTACCCCGCTCCCGACTAGGCCTGGGTGATCTTGCGGATCATTCCCGAGATCGCGGCGAACGTGGAAACGTAGCCGTGGTACGAGAATGTGCGACCGAGCGTTGCGGGCACTTCAACGGACATGAGGCCTCGCTGCTGCTCGTAGAACTCGTAGGCGTCTCCTGCGCCCTGTCCGACGCGGGTGATCACCATGGTCTTGGCGGCAAAGTTGCTGTCGACGACCAGCTCAAGGCCGAGCGGGTTGCCGTTCCAGGTTGCTGCGGAGCCCGCGCCGAGCGCGTTCTGTCCGGACAGACCGTTTGCGATGAATGGGAACACGGGGCGGCCCGTCGAGTCGGCGAGCTTTCCGAGCTGTGCCCAAACGTCAACCGACACGAAAATGTGGGTCGGCATCCAGTTGCGGTTGCTGGAGATGTCGCTGGCTGCGTCGTAGATGCTGGTGAGCAGGTCGGCGAGGGTGCCGTCCCAAACGCCCGATGACGTTGCTGCGCTCAACAGGTTGTCGGCGCAGAGGTTGTCCGAGGCGATCATGTATTCGCCCATCAGGTCGTTGAGGATCTGCTGCATTGCGGCTGGCGACGTGAAATCGATGTCCTGCACCGACAGCGTGACCTGTCCCGCAAGGGTGGTCTTGCTGACGCTGTTGGATGCGATCACCATCGTGGTGGCTGATGCGGCCGACAGTTCGGTCGACTGGGTGCCGACGCTAGTGTGCGTGGTGATCGTCGGACGAACGAACGTCTTTTGTGCGCCCCCGTCCGGGTATGCGCGAGCGCCGATTGCGTTGACCGCTGGGCGCAGGAAGTTGATGTCCTGCACCAATGGGCCGAGAACCGGGACGGGGAGCAAACCTGGCGTGTCGGTGGTGAGAACGTCACCAGCTGCCGCCTGAAGCGCGGTGCGCTGCGACTTTGCGTACTCCTGCACGGCTGCGTTCATGTTCTTGAACGTGTCGCCACCGATGTGGTAGGCGGCCATGAATTCGCCCGCCGACGGAAGCTTGAATTCGCGCTTTGCTTGTGCGGGGATTGGTGCGGTCGGGATGGTGGCCTCAGCTGCTGCGGCCTCGACGACTGGTGCGTTTTCCATTGCTGGTGTCTCCTCTTGTGGGGTCTCTTGTTCAGTATTGCCGATTTGTGGGGTTGGTTGGTGGATACTTGCTGCGATGTCGGTGATCATGGCACCAGCGAACGCGGGTACCGGGACGAGCGATAGTTCAATCCATTCGGCGGCTTTCACCACCATGACATCGCCTTCCATTTTCCATTTGGTTGGGTTGATGCCGACCGAAACGCTGTCAAGGACGCCTTCTTTGGCCAAGGTCAGGGCTTCATCACCTGCTGCGGTTGCGGCGATCTTGGCGCTGAAAAGCATTCCGTCGGTGGTGTCGACGCGCTCCGTGACGATGCCGACGGGCTGTGTGCTGTCGTGATACATGAACAGCTTTGGGTTTTTGCCGTCGGTTGGTAGTGCGCCTGGCTCGATGCGTACGCGCTGGCCATCGGTGACGGTGGCTTCGACGTTGTATGGGGCAGCGATCCCGCTGATGGTGCGCTTGGCGTCACCCTTGCCAGCTTCGACCCACACTTGGGCTTGGAGTTTGACGGGTTTTGCTGCGATCAACGGGATGGCGATCAATGCTTCTTCGGCATCTTCCATTTCAACAAGTTCGCCGCCCGGCTCGATGCCTTCGGATTGTGACACGGCGACCATCTGGTCAACTGCGTCTTGCTTGAGCAGGTGGCATCCGACGACGGTCATGTCGCTGGTGACGACTGCCCATCCGGCGCATTCTTCGCTTTCTTTGGTGATGTAGTACGGCATTATCGGTTCGCAATCTGTTGTTGAGTGTTTTCTTGTGGCTGGTTTGCTTGGTCGGCAACGATGTTGTCGGCAAGGTAATCGGTCGGATCAAATTCGACGTATGTCCCGCGTGGCAACACGTTGTCCATCGAGAGTGTGGCGGCAATCGCTTCGGCGTACAGCTTGACACCAAAAATGTAAAGGTCGGCGCGGGCCTGTTGCGATGACTGGTATGAGTACGATCCGGTGCTGACGCCAACGAGATATGGCGGGACGTTTGCGAGGCGGGCGGCTTCGAGCGCTGAATAGTTGGCACTTTCAATCAACAACATTTTGTCGGGCGTGGTGGTGGTTGGCTGATAGTCGAGAAATTGGTTAAGTGCCGCTGTCTGATTTGTGGCACGGGCCGCGTTGAATTGTGCGGCAATGTCGGTCAATTCTTGGGCGCTCAACGGTTCGCCATCGGTTTGTTTGAGAACGCCGGCGGGGATGGAGCTTGACGCGTTGCGGTTGCGGGCAGCTTCAATTTTGAGTGCAGTCTCGATTGCGCCTGGTGCGGAATAGATCAGGCCTTGGGTCGGGCTGAGAAATTGCACAAGGTTTGCCGGGTCAAGTTCGCCGCCTTGAAAATACACCTGGCTTGATGGAGCAAACCACACCGGGCCTGCCTGGTCGGTGGTTTGGATTGAGCCGGCGGGCAGACGTGTGAATGATGCCGGGTAGCCGTCGGCGGTGCGTGACGTGATGTACCAAAATGCGCGACCAAAAAAGAACAAGTCGTCAAACGTCCATGACATCAAAAAGTTGTAAGGCACGGTGGGGTCGGGTCGACGCAGCCAGCTGCGCGGATCGATGTACACCTTTTCTGCGCGACCGTCCATGTAGCGCTCGTTGTACATTCGCAATGGCATACAGCCAATGACGGATGCCATGAGGTCGCGGGCACGGTTGATCGCTGGTACGGACACCGCACGGTTTCGGGCGTCACCTTCAATGTAGGTGTAGTACTGGCCGATCATGTTGACGCCCGTGTTTTGCGATGAATAACCGGGTGCGAAACCGACGGCGGCTTGGATCTCTGGTGTGTTGGAGATCGCTGCGACCTTTTTGCCGAACAATGCCATGCGTCAAGTGTGCCACAAGCGTCAAGCGTTTATGTGTACCCGCCCGCCGACACGATCCCGACGAAAGGCCGGGGCGGGTACGTTGCGATGCTACACGGTGACGATCATTGGGCGGCCGCTTTGCGCTGGTCGAGCGACCATGCCCGCCGCCCACACCATGCACCTGGCTAATTCGATCGGGCCGGGTGATCGTTGAGATGACAGCACCAACGTGTTTTGTGTTTTGACGGCGACCGCGCGTTGGACGTGTTCGGCAAGCATTGTCTCGCCCGTGTGTAACAGCCTGCCCTGGTTGATCAGGTCGCGTACGACAGGAGTGAGCTTGCCAAGTTCGGCGTAGCCGACGATGACGCGGCGACGCTCCAAGTTTGGTGGGCAAATGGCGTCAATGCTTGGCGACATCGCGAACCGTACCGCCGGGTCGGCAGCGACCTCCGCCAGCTTGTCGTACAGCTCACCGATCGTGTCGACGACAAAGGCGATGGTGCAAACGGTGCGTCCGTCGGGCAAGTTGACAGCGCGTACGGCTGCGTATCGGCTGTCATCCAAGCTGGCCTCGATGGCGATGATGCCGCCCATTGGGATCGGGCCACGATGCTCAAGCTCAGGCCAGCGTCCGGGTGCGATCCAGCCGCGAGCAACCGTGACCCATAGGTTGAGGCTGGCGCGGAGAAATGATGCGCGGTCAGGGTTTTCGCTTTCCTGCTGCAATGTTTCAAGCGTGAGCGTGTGGCCGATGGCGGGGTTGCCCCATGTCCACGACGCCGGCGACATTGGATCAACGTGCGGTGGCGGTGACCATTCCGCCATGTAGTTGACCGTGGGTTGCCCGCTGTCAATTGCGCGTAGACCGTGTTCGCGCCAACGCTGAAACAGCACCGATGCTTCTGTGCCGGCGGTCGACATGAACAAGGCGAACGGGTTTTTGCGAGCGCGTTGCGCTGGCATCAGGCCGCCCTCGACAACCTCAGCGTCAACGTCAAACAATTCGTCAACGATTAGCAAGTCAATGCTCATGCCGTGGCCCGCGTTGTGCTTCGCAGCTTTGATCCACCAGGTCGTACCGTCCGGCATCGTCACTTTGTTGCGACCATACGACCGCGACACATACGCCCCGTATTTGTTTTCAAGAATGTCAGCCAGGTCGTCAAAGACCATAACGGCCAAGTCAAGGCGGTGCGCTACCGACACGATAGTTTGTTTTTCGCCTCTAATTTTCGGCATTTCCAACAGCCAAAACAGGATGACCGATTTCAAGATGATCGACTTGCCGTTCTGACGGGCCACCGACCCCAACGCCGACCTATGCACAAGCTCCCCCGCATCGTTGTACGTCATCGCCCGGTCAAGAAAATGCACCTGCCACGGCATCAACTCAATACCCAACGCCTCTAGGCATATGTCCCCCACAAGCGGCCCGAACGATCCCGACCCATCCGGGCTAATCGTTTCCAATCGAGGCTGGTCATGGCTAGTTACCGCCAGTTCGGGCTGGTCAGGGCTGGTTCCAGGATATTCGAGAT